GCTGCCATGCGTCCCAAGCACCCTACCAGTATGCTTGTTGACTACTTTCCATTTCTCTCCAGATTTTTCTATTCCAAATGGCATATATTAGTTTCCTTTATAAAGCTGGTTCATCCCCACCACCGGCATCGTCTCCCCCATCGCCGCCAGCATCATCGGCTGAAGATTCGTTGCCGCCCATATCCCCACCACCCAAGTCTCCACCCATACCACCCAATCCTCCACCGCCTGCTCCCCCACCTTCACCCTCTTCTTCATCTCCACCCATATTTTCAGCAGCAAGAAGCTCCTGATTCTTCTTCCATTCCTCTTCGGTGATTTCGAGGAACTTCTCAGTGACCCACTTACGCGAGAAGAGAGGCTTCTCGGTGTCGATAAGATCCTTGAAGTTGCTGAAGTTCTGGAAGCGTAGCTCAAGAACCTTGGCTTCGAGGAACTTCTCGAAGAGGTTATTGGCAAACATATGAATCTTGATGTCTTGTTCGGTTATGCCGTATTCTTCAGCAATACCTTTCAGGCGCAAATGTGTAAGGAATATATTCTTGAATACCTCTGAGAATCTTTCCGTATAACGCTTGACCTCTTTCACAAACTTGACTTCTTCACGGGTAATATCCTGTGTATCACCAATGGAGAATTTATTATCCTCTCCGAAACGACTCTTAGGTATCTTAAGTCCCTGATACATCTTGTTACGGAAGTATTCAACGTCTGCTATTTCGCCAAGCCCCTGACCACCGGGAAGAGTAGTGACATCCGAAGATCTTCCGCTCTGGAATACAGGAAACCAGAAGTCTTCGGTCATTGCCATCATATCAAGACCTTCTGAAACATCACCAGAGCTAGGATCGAAGAACTTGCGCTGACGATACTTCTTTATCATCTCCTGCATGAACTGATCGGCTCTTCCCTTTGGAAGATTTCCAACATCTATCTTAAATACACGACGTTCTGGCGCACGGACGATACGATAGATAACAAGAGCATCTTCAAGAAGCTTAAGTCTCTTATAAGTTGTCTTTGTTTCTTCAAGGAAAGAAAGACATAGCTTCATGTCCTCTTCTTTAGACCAGTCGTATTTTCCAGAGTTAGCATAGGCGATCTGCTCACGAGGCAATGATAGCAACTGCGAATCGTCTGATTGATACGAATAGAATAGAATCTCATCGGATTCAATATCTTTCCAGATTGGATAGCAGCGAGTAGTCATCAAACGCTTGACCTTGACGATACCCTTTGTTTCGTCGTTGTTATCAATGATCTTCTCAAAGAAGATTTCACCGTCGATCATGAACTCACGGAACCACTGAGCTACATGTTTATCTGCGTTGAGAACATCGTAAAGAAGATGGTTAAATTCAGCTATAAGAGTCTTACGCTGATTGTCGTTTTCACGTATAGCATCGTTTCTTATTCGCAACTCTGCGAAGTTTCCATCTGAATTCTCATTGATAGCTTCATCAACATATTCATCAACAGCAAAAGCTATTTCTGGATATTTTGACATCTCACGATATATCAATACACGAGTTCTTTTATCTCTTTCTACTGAGTAAATGTACTTGGAAAATACATTGACGAACATTGAATAGTCACCAGCCGCCTGTCCAACATCACGAAGATCGGTAACTGGTGCCTTGGATATAGCGTCTTCACGTGTCTCGTTCTTGTCTGAGTCCAAAGCATTAAAAATCGTATTACGAGTTTTAACCAATAGCTCCTTTTCGCGTGCTGACATATCAGACGGCATCTGTGGAGTAGCTCTATTTCCAAACGCAAAAAAGTTTCTAATCGGCATATGTATAATCCTATTTTCTATTTATATGAATGGCTATTTGACATTTCCAGGGAGTGTTCTGACCGTTGAGTTACATTCTATTTCGGCTACATCTGGTGGCATGACAATAACTTGGCGCATAAGAAGTGGTTTGTATGATTTAAAATACCTTGTCAGTAACTTTCCCACCGATCCCCACCCTGATCCAAAATTGTCATACTGAAATGATATTGGGCTATTGTATGGGACTTCTTTAAATGTTCTCTTTCTCCAAATCTTGACTCCATTATCATCTTCTAAGTAATAATAATATTTTCTTAGAAGTCTGAGTGTTTCTGTAAGTCCTGCTGTTTGTTTTTCCAGCTTGAATCTTTTCAAGTCAACCCCCATGATGCATCTTGACGAAGTATCATACCCACCAAAAACAATAAGAGGATTAAGAACTACTCTGTCATTAGGTTTGACTTCGGCATTTTTGTTTTTTATTTCCCCGTCTAACACTTCTCTCCCAATGTACTGAAAAGATAGAATATCACCAAGGTCTATATTTTTACCTTTATCAAGATCCGGTCCAGTTGGTTTATCTCCTTCTGGTTTTCTGTCAATTAAATCACGAACTCCACCAGGGAATGTCTCTTTTTTTATGAATGGAATTTGTTTACGCATATTCTTATTTATTATATCGTTAGAATATTTTCATTCATAACTCTTTTTTCATATAAATATCAATAGGAGAAAATGTTAATGAAATGTAAATGCTGTCAAAAGGATTTTATGTCTTTTAGAAAACTCTCAAAACATGTTAGAGATAAGCATTATAAATTTATTAAGGAATATTACGACAAACATATAAAAACAGAATCAGATGGTAAGTGTCAAATATGCGGTAGGGATACTAAATTTTTAAATATTTCTAAGGGGTATCGTGACACATGTGGATATAAATGTAGTTGTATTTTAAAAAGAAGAATATTAAAACAGAAGCCAGAAAAATATGCGTCTTTCTGTGAGAAAATGAGAGCAAAGATGTTTAACTTTTGGAATGAATTAAATAATGACGAAGAAAAGTTAAAAGAATGGCGTAATAAGCGTTATGAAAATTATCTAGTGTTCCTAAATTCTCTCACAAAAGAAGAACGAGTTAAACGATTTGGATATTTGAATTCGCTTGAAGGCGAAGAAAGAAAGAAGTTTATATTAAAAATTGTTTCTTACTTAACAAGTTTCTATAACACAGCTTCAAAAGAAGAAATTAAAAATGTAAATAAAAGAAGAATTGATACAAAGATAAAAAGAGGAATATGTTCCTCGTATGAAGACAGAGACGAATATGATGTATATGAATCTAAAGCTAGAAGTATGTCTCTATCATCATATAAGAAATACATTAATATAATAAATCCAAATGGCTATAGAAGAGGAAATATAGAATACCATATAGATCATAAAATTAGTATTTTATATGGTTTTTTAAATAACGTACCGCTTGATATAATATCCCATCCAGCAAATCTATGTATGAAAACTTATAAAGAGAATCTAAGAAAACATCATCATTGCGATATAACTATTGATGAACTTTATGAAAATATAAGGAAATTTAATGAAGAAATCTTATCCCCAAATTAGAGTTTTTTCTCCTAAAAATGTGACTAAATATGTGGGAACAAGCCTACCAATAGCACGCTCAAATTTAGAAAGAAAACTCATGTTGGCGCTTGATACTTCTATGCACGTTCTTCAATGGACATCTGAACAACCTCTTATACCATATGTACACCCGATTAGAACTTTACAAGAAGGTAAACAGATTGTATGGAATTACCATCCAGATTTTCTGATAAAATATACGAACGGAGAAAAAACATGGGTAGAAATGGTTGAAATTAAACCAGCTAAACAAACAAAAAAACCCCTACCATGGGGCAAGGGAAGATCAAAAAAACTAGCCGAATACGAGGCAGAGACTTATGCTGTAAATATAGCCAAATGGGAAAAGGCTATAGCGTTATGTGAGGAAAATGGGTGGACATTTCGCATTGTAACTGAGCAAACAATAGACACTTATATCAGGTCAATCCTGTAATAACGCCCCTAATACGTGAGATGTCCTCTGTCATTTCACGCAAACCATTAGTAATAAAATACTTAAAAAGTCCCTTACCATCACTTACTTTATAGTTGGTAATGGCTTCTTCTATTAACTTCGTAAGCGTTGGTGGAATCTGTGTCATGTCTATTAACTTACGATTCTTATAATATGCTTCAGCGAGTGGGTCTTTCGGCTTTCCGACTTCTTTGATATCTTTTTGAGCCTGTTCTAGAAGTTTATCAAGTTCTCCTGCTAAGATATACTTTTCAGCGGTCTTCTCACCGAAACGAGGTCTAATGGGTAATATATTATCAGACTTATCACCCATGCAAATCTTTTGCTGTAATGCAAATATAGGATTGTCACATGTTATATACTTACGATCTATGGGATTGTAAATTTTAGTGTTTGGATAATAAAGCAATTGAACATAATCTCCATCACGAGTAACGATGATATTTTCGTCATGGGGCGAAGAGTTTTTTACTATATAATGTATGATGTCGTCTGCTTCTATGGTATTAACCCGTATCACCCAAAATGGAAAGTTTTCTCTCATTTCTTTCTGCATATCATCCAGTACTTTATAGAAAGCTTCCCAATTTATATCACCGCCACTATCAACTGATTGTTTCTCTCTGACTTCCTTGCGGTTAGCTTTATATGATGCCGAAAACTCCTTACGCCACGATGATCCACCGTCATAGCATACCCACACTCTATCGGGTTTAAACTGACTTATACTTGCTAATATACTTCTGTAAAGTATATGCTTAAGTAGATCGTAACCACCGTGATTAAGTTGTTCTTTTGTAGTGAAGAGAGATGCATGTGCAATTAACGAGAAATCAATGAGAAGGTGCTTCATTGGTTTATTTTACATCGTTTATATAAAAAGTCAAACCCAAGCTTTTGACTTGGGTTTGTTCTTATCTTGTATTAATTTGACAACTTATGACTTCTTGTTGAGTCCGTCATTGCCCTTGTTGAGCTTGTCATCAAGAGGAAGACCAAATGCGCTACGAACCTTGGAACGGAACTTGGTTAGATCACCATATTCTCCAACTTCCTTAGCACCAGCGGAAGAACCGGAATCACGACCAACTGGTTGTGCCTTTTCTACAGCTTCCTTAGATCCAATGTTCTTATCTCCCTTGCCTGTCTCCTTAACACCAGCCGAAGCGCCAGCTTCACGAGCAACCGGCTTAACAGTAGCCTTTGCGCCCTTCATCTCTGGATTTTCTGGTTTGAATTCCTTTGGAGCTTCCTTTACTCCTTCTGCTCTAGCTACCTTTTGAACAGGCTTGGAGTTTGTGTCCTTTGACAAGAATCCAACTGGCTTTCCAGCCTTGAATCCCTTGTTGGCTTCGGGACCGCCACCTTCTGGAACGCCAGGAGCGCCGTCAACCTTACCATCACCTACTGGACCTGACTTTTCCTCTTCGTTAATCTTCTTTAATTCTGCCTTAAGGCTCTTGAGGTCACTCTTCATGTTATGTTTCTCCTGTGAATGTATTTATAAATCTAGATTAATAAATTAGTGGATCTTCCCGTCGTTACCCTTGTTGAGCTTGTCATCAAGTGGCAATCCCATCTTAGCACGAATAGTATCGCGGAAATCAGCAAAGGACTTTGCTGCTCCCTTTGCAACAGGTGCTTTACCAAGTGCATTCTGGGTGCGCTCTTGATCTGTCTTATCGTTTACAGTCTTTTCTGACCCCTCAAACTTATCTGGAGACTCGGTTGCTCCAGGCTTACGCTCATGACCACCATCAGTGTCAAGTTTCTTATCCTTTGCGTCGAATTCCTGTGGAGCATCCTTAACACCAGGATCTCTTGTACGAGTTACTGGCTTGGAATGATCGTCTTTTGAAAGTTTCCCAACGGCTTCGCCTGTCTTAAATCCAGAATTATCTTCAGGACCACTCTCGTTTATCACACCTTCGTTGATCTTCTGAAAACGAGCGAAAAGTTCTTTATTAGATGGGGTAGTCATAGTCGTTTGCTCCTGTTACTAATAGTATTTATACAACAATTGGAGTAGTTGCCTTGTCTTTTTTATAGGACTCAAAGTATACTCCTATATATTTTTCGAAGAATAGGTCATAATCCATGATTATGTTACTCTTGTATCGTATATGAGATTCTGTAAATATCTCGTTTAATGAAAGAAATCTCTTTTTATCTAGGGTCACAAATGTCTTTCCACGAAGGGCGGTTATCTTAAATATAATAACCCAATCCTTTTTTACAAATTCAGATTCACCTTTAGCCTGAGATATCCACCCATCAAGCTCTTTGTCTCCTATTGATAGAAGATTATGAAGTTTGGGACTGTCGTAGTAATTCTTGCATTCGATTACAAGTGGAAATTCTGTGGGAGTGATTATATCACCCGCAAGGGTCATCTTAGCTGCTTCATTTATTTCAGCGTATTTGAATCGGTTTATACCACCAACCATAGCTCCGGAAGTAGGAACTCGACGGAATACACCACCAAATCTTTTAGTTAAATCATCGCATATAGACCTTTCAAAAGTCTTACCCTTGCGACAGCCATTGACTTTCTTACGATAGCTTTTATCCTTTTCGAAGACATCTTCTGGGGTTTCCATGATGTCTTCTTTACTGAACAAGTTGTCTTTGCTCATTTATTCCTCGTCTCTAAGGTTCGCAACATAGCTCCAGAATTCTTCTTCTGTAAACTTGCTGTTCCCCTTTATTATACTGTCCATTTCTTTTTTGGCTCGACATATTGCCAGCTTCTTTTCTTCAAGTATAAGTAGCTCTTCCTGCATTTTCTCAACATCGTGCTTCTCGTTAAGGTAGTATGATCCCTTATAAGCAGAGTAGGTTATAAACCCACGAAAGATATAAGAAAACGAAAGTAAGTACCAAAGGTACTTAGGGACTAGCTTCTTTATGCGACATACGATGTTGTCAAGCGGCGTAAAGGCATCATTGTCTGCTGGTGTCTTGAGTGGACGGAGAATGTTACCATCCTTGTCAATGATACCAAGCTTAAATGCTTTCCACTGCTCGAACGGCTTAGCGAATCTGGTAGCGATACCCCATACAATGGCATAATCCATTGCGCGGGCTTCCATTAACGACTGAGCGTGTTTAACTTCTTCGGTTTTGAGTTTTTGCTCAAATAGCTTCTCGGGGGAGTCTGTCATATAGCTCCTATTGTATCAGGAGATATTATTCTCCCAAGAGTCTTTCAGCGGCAGTCCTTCCAAGAGTGTCGATGATGTCGTTCTCTTTGGTTCTGTAGTAGCCAACACCAGCGAGAGGAACAACCTTCTTAGGGGCTGGCTTCTCTTCACTCTCATTGACTTGCTGCCATCCCTTCGAGAAAGCATCCTTACGAGCATGTTCGCCAATAGGTGCTGCCTTGTATTCGTAGATACCGTCAATACTCTCAGTCTGACCATCAGATTCCGAAAGAACAGCGTCATCAAGTATCTGTTCCATTTCCTCAATAGGATTGGTGAAAGTTTCGCTCAAGCGAGGAATAGCTACTTCACGCTGGCAGCGATGAAGGTCGTTATCCTTGATAAACTTATATATCTGAGTTTTTGGTGCCTTTGAGGAAGGAATATTTCCCTGTGTTGGAATTGAAGTTATTGGGGAGAGCAACATATTGCCCATTCCAACCTTCTCACCACCAAGACGGTTTCCACCACCAAGACCACATACTCCACCAACACACGCTTCATTGGTCGTGGTGTAGTTCTTCTCTACCTGCGACCAGCGATTTGCTGATTCCTTGACGAGTTCATTGGTCCTCTGCCACTCCAAACGAGTGTCGGCATGGCGAATATCTTCCTTGAAAGTGTCTATAACAGTAGCAGTGGCACCACGAACGAGAGTGAAGATATTTCTATCAATCTCAGCTATCTTCCATGTATCGTTAGACTTTTCAAGGATAACTTCGTCACCTACGCGGTATCCATTGAATCCTTCACGAGATTCTTTCTTCATTTCAAAATCCTTATTTGATGGGGTCTTGCCTTTGCTGGTTCCGAGTCCCTTATTCTGTGTCTTCTCCATTTCTTCTGCTGGAGCTTCAGTGAAAGGAATCTTTTCTTCCTTCTCTTCGGCGTCCATGTCGGTCTGGAAAGTGTCACTCTTATCAGCTTCGCGGTTGTCTATCTTACGACGGTATGATGCCTTCGTATTTTCGCCGCGAGTTGTTGGCTTGTTCATGTTCTTTTTCTTCTTGGCAGCCTCGTCAAGAATATCGGCATAGATATGCTTGCCCATGCGGCTGTAAGAGTTATTAAGTATGTCATCTATTTCAGAGTCGGAATCTTCTGCTGGGGCTGACTCACCTTCTGGAGCAGCTTCGCCTTCTGGTTCTGACTCTTCAGCAGGTTCTTCTGCAACAGGTTCTTCAACTGCTGGTTCTTCAACTGCTGGTTCTTCAACAGCAGGTTCCTCTGGAGATACTTCAACTTCAGGAGCTTCAACTGGCTCTTCTGTCTTGAGTGTAGCCAGAGCAGCAGTGAGTTCACTTGCCTTGACTATAAGATCGTTGATCTTGTCTTGTGAAGGACCAGCATCGGCTACGGGTGCTTCAGGTAATTCAGTAGCAGGGTCTTCGGCTACTGGCTCTTCAGCAGCGGGTTCTTCTGCGGCTGGCTCGTTGAGCATGGCATCAAGATCATCCGTTTCGGCATCGGGAGTTTCTGCGCCATCTTCTGGGGCTGGAACATCAGCTTCTTCTATCTCTCCACCTATTTCTCCGTCTATTGGCACTCCGGGTGGTGGAGTAATTGTACTTGCGGGATCTTCGCCAATATCAACTGGATCGACATTTACCTGATCAATAGCATCTTCCTCAACGCCCCACGACTCATCAATGCGAATATTAAGATTTAACTCCTTTTCACGCTTCTTGAGTGATAATGCAGCCTTTTCAAATGCCTGGATTCCTTCCATAACAACAGTAAAGTCGTTTACCTGACGTAATCCCATCTTCCACTCAGAGTGGAGTGTGGCTGCTATACTGGTAAGACTCTCAATGACCACATCAATGTCATTGGGTGACTTCTTAGCTGCTGCCTTGAGGGTTCTTGACAAAATATCTGTTACCGCAGCCCCACTGACGCGGTTTGCCATCTCCTGAAGAGACTTCAGGCAGAGGGAACTCCAAGACCCTTCACGGAATATGCGTATGCCGCTTTCGGTTAGTTTGAAGTCGCTTTCGCACATTTCACATGCGAACTCGTTGAAGTTGAAAGTCTTCGAAACCTTCTTAGATCCGCAATAAGGGCAATTAGATGACATATGATACTCCTATTATCTTAGATATATTTATATGATTTTACTCATCATTCTTCAAATACATATTTTTTATTAACTCAAGCATCACGCGGCTATTAGATTCCGCTGCCGAATCGTCTGCACTGAATATTGATATATCAGGGAAAACTAGACGGAAAGCAAGTATATACTTCTCGTTATCGACCTTAAAGTGAATGCGCTTTATAGCATCAAAAACATGACTAAGCTTGTATTTGTGAGCAAATGCCTTGAGATATTCTGGGTTTGGTCTATCCCTGTCAAGTATACATATAGCCTTGATAATATCGCCTGTCATTGGTATAGTGCTACTGAATATATCACTTTGTTCAAGAGGTTCGTGTTCAAAAACAACAAATCCTATGTTTATTCCACCACGGGCTAAGGCGACTATTTCCTTAAGGTCGCCTAGATCCTTAGCGTGTTCAGGTCGTAAAACTATCAAAACATTAGATGAATAGAAGTCTTCCTTTAATTTAACTACCATTTCGTTGACTTTATTAACAAGCTCTTGTTTAGCTTCGAAGTCTTCTTTAGATGACTTCAATAGATATACCATCTCATCAAACTTTACTGGATATATCTTTAGTCCAAACATAGATGTTGATATGAAGTTTCTCTCTTCTAGTGATAAAATATAGTTCTCTTTATTGGAAAGAATGTTATCTTTCTTCTCTTCATAGTCTATGAGAAGACCAATATCGACTTTTTTGTTGAACTTAGGAGCGTTTTCTGGTTTCTTTAGGAATCCGTTGACGAATTGACGGACTCTGGAATACTCTTCTCGCGTTATTGGGTTGTAATCACCCGCAAACAATACCACGTCCCATCTTTGACCCTGTGGCGTTGCTGGAACGCCTTCTGATGGGGGAGATTGGGGGGTGACTGTATTTTCTACAACGAATTTCTTGAAACTCATTCTATACCACCTTTACATTTAATTGGTCTAAAAGAATCATCAGACATTCTTTTTGATTCTTTTTAAGAAATGGGATTTTTACGAGCATTCCAGACTCTATGACAAATTTCTGTCTGGTAGCTAAGATATCCGTATTGTTTATTCCATAAAACTTAAGCAACTTAGTCATAAAATATGTTTTGTCTTTTCCATCTGGAGTGTCTTTTATGAGTTTTAATATAATATCAAGCAGAGGCTCCATGTCCTTGTCATGACTTATTAAGGTAGATATTACCTCTTCCACTACCTCATTGGTTACAACGGGCATTTCTATCTTTTCTATTAATTCTATAGTTTCATCTAATGTATTTGTCATAATAGAGTTTATTATATCTTTTATTACAAAGTTATTTATAATATATTATATAACCAGACCAAAAGTAATATAATATAAATCTATCAGGAGATATTATGAACGATGTGAATAAGCTAGACAACAGGTTTATGACAGATAGTGAGTTTCAGGTATTGCAGGGTGAATGTGATGAAATAGTAAAAAGCCTAGAGGCTAAGCACGATGAAAAGGTTACAAAATTGAGGGATGATGTTAAACGAGTAATGGAATACGATAATGGTGAGGGATCAAATATAGAGAGAGAAATGATCAAGTGTCATTCTGCTTTATCAAGATACAGCGAAGCATTGGCTAGGGAGAAGCACGTCTATAACATATATAAAAACAAATATGATAGATTTTATGCTCAAGAGGTTGACAATGCTAAAATGAACCCTAAGATGTTCCGCACAAATACCGAACTTGACGGGGCGGTTATTCGTAGTACTAAAATCGCTAGGGCTAAAAGTTTCCTTGATTCATATTCCGAATACCTAGAGTTCTTAGAACGTGCTGTAGATAATGTGAAGACTAAAAGTTACGGATTACGCTATATATTAGAATATAGGAAAATAGAACGAGGGACATGATATAATAGTTGACGATGGATTCAGAGTCAACTAAGCCCAAGATTACTTTTGTTAAATTAGATCATGTCCACGGTCAACTACTGTGTGATGACCCTCGTGTATTGGAAGCTGCTATTAAAAAATTCTCAGTTCCAGTTGAGAACTATTGGTTTATGCCTGCTTATAAATCTGGAAGATGGGACGGTAAAATAAGGTTTATTAACTTTGATGGGACTTTTTATAATGGTATTTTTCATCGTCTTCTTAAATATGTAAGAAATGATGATATATATGACGTTCAAGTTGATCCAAATTATAACATTGAAAAAAATACAGATGATCTTAAGAGGGATTTTTTTAAAGTAACCGAAGATACCCTTAATTCAAAAATGGTTCCGTATGTTCATCAGTTTAGAGGGGCTTTGAAGAGTTTATATTTTGGTAGGGGTATTTGTGAGCATGTTACTTCTAGCGGAAAGTCCCTTACTATAAGCTTGACAGTAAACTATCTTTACCAGAAAAACAAGGAAAACAAAATACTTATTCTTGTTCCCAAACTTGATCTAATAGAACAGTTTGCTGAAAATCTTGTAACATATGGTATAGATGCCAATCTTATTGGTAAATTCTGCGGATACCAAAAAGACACCGAACAACCGTTTATTGTTTCTACATGGCAATCCATGCATAAGCAAAAGGAAATTCTTAAGCAGTTTTCTGTTTTAATAGTCGATGAGTGTCATGGTCTTAAAGCCGATGTAGTCAGGTCGGTTGCTGAAAAGATGGTAAATGCAGATGTTCGTCTAGGATTCACGGGGACGATGCCAGATGTTAAATCAGATTACATGCTCGTTGAGGGTGTTCTTGGTCCAGTCATTGATAAAGTAGGATATACTGAACTTCAAGAAGCTAAACAGATTTCTGATATAGATATAACGGTTGTTAATATCAACTACCCAGAATCAATTACTAGTAAAATGATATTCGATGATTTTACTGCGGAAAAGGAATACATTGAAAGCGACGAGAAGAGAAATAAAATAATTTGCAAAATAGCCAATGAATATGTAAAGAAGAATATGAATGTGTTAATACTGGTTAAGAAAATTGATCATTCAAAAACTTTATTTAAAATTCTCGATGATATGAGCGTTGATGTTGAAGTTGTTACTGGTGAAACGAAAATAAACGATAGAAATGATATTAGAAGAGACGTAGAGAAAACTGGTGGAACTGTCATTGTGGCTACGGTTGGTGTTTACTCCACTGGTGTTTCTATTAATAGACTTCATACTGTTATATTTGCTTCGGCTGGTAAGAGTAAAATTCAAACTCTCCAGTCTGTTGGTAGAGGTCTTAGATTACACTCCACGAAAACTAAACTTAATCTCTATGATTTCTGTGAAAATCTTAAGTTCTCACAACAACACTCGAAAAAGCGAATAAAGTATTACGAGGCAAATAACTTTAAGGTAACTAAGAAGGATATTAATATCAATGGCTAAATTTAGAAATATAAGTGATAGGGAAATTAATATCTTAATGAAAGGTAGAAGGATTTCAATTCCAGCAGGGTCGATTGTCGAGGGACCAGATAATTTGAAAAATTACAGAGCATTAAAAGAAGTAACCGACCTAGACTATGATAAACATGTAAAACATATGCCGAAGTTTTTAAAAGCTAACCCGATGCATAAGCTTCGGGCTTTTATAAACGCAAACTCAAATTCAAGTGAATATGCCATGAGATTACAAGAGAAACCTATTTTAGACTCGAATATAACAAACATTACAGAGTCTATAAATTACGTTACAAGATACCCAAGGGGTAAAAAACCACCAATATATATTGCCATTAACGGATCTAACAAAGAAGAATATAAGAATAAGATATTAACTACTACAAAATATACAAATGTAATATTTGTGGACGATCCTAATTATAAAACTAAAGAAACACATCTGCTTTTGAGTATAAGCGATAATGTTTTATTTGATTATGATTTTATAACCTTTATAGCTAGGTATTCGTTTAATAATAAAATATCGCTTCCTTGTCCATTTGTTATTAGTGATTTAAATAAAGAATCTCTGAAGAAAGATATATTAAATTTTAGAGTTAAAAAAGACGTTCATTTTACAATAGCCACTTTAGTTAATAATGAATTACAGTATAAGGATTTTCTTTCTGATCTTCTATCACAGAGAACAGATTATAAATTTGAAATAATAGCAGTTCCCAATTTCAACAACGAGTTTACGGGATGTGCTGAGCCACTTAATATAGCATTAGATTTAGCCGATGGTGTTATAGTTAATCTCTGTCATCAAGATTTAAGAGTAAATGGAGCATGGGTAGAAGGTATTCTGAATCATGTAACAAATTTTGCTAAGAATAGAATAAGATGGGGTATATTAGGAATGGCTGGGGCTTATAAGTATAGTAGTGAGTTTACGCCTGATAAAGACGGAAATGCTCTCTATCTGTCGGATTTAACGAAAAACTCAAAAAAGTCTTATGCAGCTATATACCGTGAAGTTTATGGAAACTACAGAGAAGTTCAAACTATTGATGAGTTATCGCTGATAATGAGAAAAGACTCTCCTTTTAGATTTGATCAAGAAACATTTGATCACTACCATTGGTACGGCGCAGACATATGCTTACAGGCATTATCTATGGGGTATAAAAATTTCGCTATAGATGCTGATTGTCATCACCTTTCAGATGGTCAGGGCAATTTATCAGGCGGTCACGCAGACGCATTTGTTGAAAGTGGTATAAAATTATTTAAAAAATGGTCAAAAACATTCCCATATTTTAAGACTACTACTGCCATGTTTCTAAGTCGTGAAAATCTTTTTATTCCCGTTATTTTTATAGTTATTAATAGAAAAAATAGCAACAATAAATTACCGGAAATAATAAGAGTTCCTTGAATATGAGAATTACATGATAAAATGTATTTACGAGTTTCCTAAGTTAGTCCTCACTCGTTAAAAAAGGACAGCAGGAGTGAGTGTATGGTAGGTTGTTAAGATTTGACACCATATACTTACTGACTAAGTGAAAGCTTAGTCAAGATAAAAACAAAATCTTGGCGGTAAATATAAGTCACCCAGCCGTGAATGGGTTCTCCATACTATAGATGGAGTATGACACATATAAATGAAAACCTCATGATGAATGTGGTTGGATTATTGTCTACATATGTAATATTTCTACAGGAAGATAAGTTACTTTAAGTATGTAAGTTATTATAAAATAGTTATATAAAAATATTACTATAAATAAGTTAGTAACTATAAGTAACTTAGGAGTAACTTAGCATGGATAAAATACTTGAAAGTTTGAAGAATACATATAACCAAATAACTGAAGCTGGTTATATTGACACAAGAGGTCAAGGAAATGCTGATGAAGTATTTGTCCGTAAGTGGCTTAAAGCTGCTCTCAACAAGAAATATCCCGGTAAGATAAAGGATGTTATAGCGCCTACCTATGATGAAGATCATAATCTAAAAATAGATGGATGGATAGTTGAAAATGACGATAGCAAGAAGTCTATAACTATAAAGTCAAGACTTGATCCAAATAGTAATAAAGATATTATTTTTGAATATTACATTAACTACAGAGACAAAACCCCTGGTAGAGATTTACTAAGTAAAGCAGATTACTTAGCTATAAAGTTTTTGAATAACAGAATAGTTCTTATAGATAGAGCCGTCATGAAGAAAATGATGGAACCATTTATTAAGCAATTTTATGATGCTATGAAGTTTAACCCAGGTATAAGAAGAATATCTGATGGAACAAATCCAAGAGATAGATCTAAAGATAGAAACTATAGTGTTGTAGTTGTTGTTACAAACGACCCAGAGGGAAACCGTGAGAAACTTATGTGCTACATAGACGCAGATAAGATACCTAAAGTTATTGACTTTAATGTAAAAGCTTAATCTTCAGTGTGGAATTCGACTATTTTATCAATAGTCGTAAACGATTTAACTTTTCTTAGATATATCATTCTATCAAAAGTGTCACCAGAAACATCATTTCTGTGTGTAATTATATAAACACACTTATCAGGATACATCTTCTTGAAATCATTTCGAAGATACTCTAAGAAACATTCAACGCCATCATTATCCATTGATGTGTCCAACACTTCATCAAGTACAAATAAGTTTGTGTCAACTGAATTTTGCATTTTAGCAACATCCATCAAAGCAAGAAGTATAGACAAGTCTATTCTCTTCTTTTCCCCAGATGAGAAGTTTCCATATGTCCTAATATCTCTATTTCTTGATATGATACTTTCAGTTAGGTTAGTATCAAATATCAAGCTGTAGTCGCTTCCCATAACTTTAAGGTAATGGTTAATCTTATTATTAAAGTGAGGAATTATATTATTAAGAACGAATTTTCGTATGCCGTCTTCGCCCAGTATATTGCGTAGAAGCTTAGAGTAAGCAAACTTCTTATTTGTTTCCTTTAGGTTTTGTTCTGATAACGCCAATGAATCCTTATACTCTTTTATTTTTTCTTCTGATATTGTATTTGATAAGTCAAGGACTCTATTATTTTCTCTCTCTAATTCTTCTTCACGCATCTTCAAGTTAACATAAAGATTATTTAGATCTGATTTTAATTCAGATTGTGTTGACATATCACGTCGTATTTTACGAGCAGATTCTTCTAACTCTTCTATCTTGGACTTGCCAATAGAAATTTTACTGTTAATATTTTTTAATAAAATATTAGAAGCTTCTATAGTTTCTTTACACTCATTAATGAATTTCTGAGCCATTGGTGATTCTGCTAATACGGTTTTGCAAGTTGGACATGAAGTACTATGTTCAAGATTTTCAAGGTTAACAGAAGCGTCTCTTATATTCTTATTAACCTCGACTCTCTTATTAGACAAAAGTCCCAGCTTAGATTGAACGTCCTTTATTGACATTGAATTAGAATCAAGTAAAGATTGATAATCTATATCAGCTATCTTTAATTTGGTTGATTCAATAGACTCTCTTATATGTTTAATTTTTTCAGATATAGCTTCTATATGTAGGGCTTTTTCTTTATCGAAAGATTCTTGCTGTGCAAGAATACGTTCTCTTCCTTCTTGTGCAACCTGAAGCGCCTTACATTTTGATATAATCTCGTTGTCAATTACAGTAATATCTGCCTTGGCGTCAAGATATTGCTGCTTAAGAGTATCTGCCATTCTTCCGTATATATTTAACGAAACAATATCTTCAATTACTTTTCTTTTAGATATAGCATCCATGCCAAGAAACGGAATAGATGAGTTAACATTAAGTACGACTATATTAGAGAAGCAAGTGTGGCTTACGCCTAATTTAGAAATAAGCCATTCTTGAGTATTTTTTATAGAATCTAGTTTAACTTCATTTCCGTTATGTAATATAGTAAATATATTTGGTTTTATTCCGCGAGTTACAATAAATTCCTCGTTATCAACATTAAACTCAACTTCCACAAGACAATTCTTGCCATTTGATTTATTGATAAGTTCTTCTTTGTTGATATGCGAGTCTCCGCGTAGAGGCTTACCATATATAGCAAAAGATATAGAATCTACAATGAGAGTTGATTTTCCAGCGCCGTTCTTTGTAACAGAACCGTCAATAATTCCTGTTACAATATTGATTCCCTTTTGGTAATCAAAAACAGTTTCATTATTCCCGAAACTGAGGAAATTTTTTATCTTAACACGCTTAAAAAGTATCTTCATGAAGTTTAAAGCCTTTCTAGTATTTTACACGACATACCAATTAAATCAAATAGATTAATCTTTTTCAGATAAAATCTTACGGTATATTTCTGTAGCTCTAATTGCAAGCTCTTGTTTATCTATAACATCCTTTATGTCGTCTGGAATATCAATTATTTTTACATACTCTATCAAAAAAGATAGAGGATCGTGTAGCTTAGACATATCTGTGGAATTTTTTTCGGTTGATATTTCGCTCTGTTCTACATATTGATTATCTATTGTCAATACGGCTCCACGAGACTCTAACAACGCAATAACTTTATGAATAGCAGTTTCATTGTATTTTTTATCAATAATCAATTTAACAAAGTTACCAGAAACATTATTAAGACATTCTTTGTTACCAGCAGCTAAGTCAGACATGAATATTTTAACAAATCTAGGACTTAGTGTATTTTCTATGAAAGTAGTATCACCAGAATCAATATCATAGATATGTATTCCCTTTGTGTTACCATAATCTCCCCAAGTTAGCTGGTAAGGACATCCGAGATAAGTTATCTGATCCATAGTATTTCTCAAATGATAATGACCAGATAATACTCTTTTGAAATTCTTAAATAGCCTAATTTGTATTCCATGTGTATCAGTTATTCCCGGCGATACCTCAAACCCATTGATTTCAAAATGACCAAGGAGTAAATCAAACTTCTTCTCACTCCTAACATAATTCATATAGTCTTCATAAATGGAAGTATCGGGAACAATCCACGGAACCATAAGGATACTTTTTCCGTTTATATTTTCTTCTGTTACTTTATCAATTATTTCTATATTTCTAAAATTTCTTAATATATTCAACGAGATAATATCATATCTATTGTGATAGTATTGATCGTGGTTTCCCATGAGCAACTTTATCTTAAGATCTGGTAGAGATTTTTCTAAAAAAGAAAATACATCAATTACGGCATTTATCGTTCTAACATTTAAAGCATTTCGGTTATCGAATAAATCTCCCAAAATCCTTAAATCACTTATATTTCTTGTTTTTAAAACATTAAATAAAGTTTCTTTAAAGAAAGAAACCATGGTAGAAATATATTTTTCACTATTGCCTCGACACCCAAAATGAATATCAGATATCAGTGCTATTTCGTGTTTCATGCTTTATTTTACAACAATTAATTTATTCATCAATTGTTATTTGATTAAGTATAGAGAATCTTTCAAGATCATAATTTATTCTATCTTGATCTTTTATGAGTTTATCCTTAAGTATAGAATGCTTCTTTTCTCTGAGTATTATCTGAAGAAACGCATTGTGAATTATAGTTGTGCAATACGAAAAGGCATTTTTCTTCTTTCCGTTTTTTGTGGCATAGTTTGGATCAAATGACCTACTATATTTAAGTAAGAATAATCTAGCCTGGGACTTCATCTCATCAAGATAAGTATATCCCTTAAAACATGCCATTGACCCATACTTATCAACATGTAAAGTAAACAACTCCCCAAGTCTTTCGGAAGCTTTACCAGTATCAATGTATTTTATAACTTCAGAATTATATTCTTCTTTATCAATATAATACCTTGTTTTATCCGAGGATGGGTGGCGTTTGCGTAAAACTATCTTTTTCTTTGTTGCCATAAGTGTTTATCCTTGTTGAAAATTTATCTACCTGATATAATGATTATAACATAATATATATTTTTGGAGAGAATAATGCAAAATAAAGTCCCACCAAAGTCGCTCCTTCTTTTTCCATCAGACAAGAACGGATGTGGGTTTTATAGAACATTCCTTCCATTTAGGTATTTAGCAACAAAATACCCCGAATTTCATATATCTGAGTTTTATGCTTTCTTCTATGACATGAATTATATAAGAAGGGCTAATTGGATACGATTCCAGAGACAAGTAACGGAAGCCCAAAAAAAGATAATGCATCAATACAAGCTGCAATTAAAGAAACATAACCCTAAAGGTAAAATAGCATATGAACTTGACGATCTTGTTCATGGCATCATGCCAAATAATATAATGGCTTACCAGTTCTATACACCTACGAGAAAGAACAATCTTGTTGAAATATTTAACATGAGTGATATTGTTACTTTCTCTACGAATTATCTAAAGAGATATTACGATGATAATTTTGGAATAAAGAATTCCGTGGTAATTCCTAACTTTTTACCTAAACATATGTGGTATGGGTGCGGAAAGAGAGATAAGAGGAAGAAAGACGCTAATAATAGACCAAGAGTGCTATGGGCTGGATCTGCCTCACACTTAGGCAAAGGAGGCGACTTAGAGTTCCTTATACCACTAATAAAGAAAACACACAAGGAAATACAGTGGGTATTTTTTGGATGTAAGCCATTTGACTTGGAAGGTATGATAGAATACCATGAATGGTCCAACATTTATGACTATGCTGCAAGATTAGATTCTATTGATGCTGATATAGCAATTTCCCCAATAACCGACATCCAGTTTAACTACGGAAAAAGCGACCTTAAATTACTGGAATATTCTGCCTTGGGCATTCCAACAATAGCATCGTCTATAGGAAATAAAATTGGACCATATGATATCATACCAAATACATGCACTATTGAAAATAAAGTCGATATGTGGTATTCAGCTATAATGAAACATTATAAGGATGATGCGACTTGGCAATCGACTCTAAATGCAGGCAAGGTAGAGCTAGACAAAAGATGGCTAGAGTCCGAATCTAATATCGGTTTATATAAATCAATATACGAAAAGTAATATTTATCATAATTTAAACTAAGTATTGATTTATGTCTTTTTACATATATGATGTAAGGAGACAATATGTATAGTTCATGTTATTTCGACAAACAACACAGTAAACTGATTTACTGGGAATATGAAAACGGAGTAAAGGTTGAAAGATCAGCCCCTCCCCCTCTGTATTTTTATCTTCAAGACACTAATACAGAATCCGAATACAGGACTATCTACGGCGACCCAGCCCGTCGTATAGAGTCAACAACATGGCGTCAACATAAAGAAAAAATAGAAAAGTACCAAGAATGGGGAAAGCATCTATTTGAGTCTGATATTTCGGTAGAAAATAAGTTTATCGTTGATCATTACATGGGAATGGAGCTTAAAGTCCCCAACTTCGACATTCATTATCTTGATATTGAGGTTCATTCCGAAGAGGGGTTCCCAAAACCCGAACATGCTAACTTTCCTATAACTATCATTACAGTATGGTCAACCAAGCATAATAAGTTTTTCATATTTGCTGAAAAAGATTTTGATGAATCATTTATAACAAAGGCTGGCGAGTCTTGTCAAAAATTTATCTTCAGTCGTGAAGATGAAATGATCAAGGCTTACATGAATTGGACAAGACAGGAACATCCAGACATTATAACGGGCTGGCATTCTAATGGATTCGACATTCCTTATATTATAAATCGCGCTCGTAAGTTATTTGGATATGAAGAAAACGAAAAAGGATGGACAACATTTGATGGGGCAGCCGATATAAGTCCGGTCGGAATAATCCACAAGAAACATCAAAGAGAAGATGAAATTATCGAAGACAAGTATGAAATAATTGGCATTAATTGCCTAGACATGCTTGAAATATATCAAAACTATACTTTCTCAGAGCAAGAGTCATGGAAGCTTGGGTATATAACTCAAATTGAAATTGGCGAAACAAAGAACGAATATCAGGGTTCGCTTGCCGATCTACACAATAATCACTGGCAACAGTATGTGGAATATAACGTTCAAGACGTTCGTCTTCTCAGGAAACTTGAAGACAAAAAGAAGTTTATTCCACTCCTTGTTACTTTCTGCTATGGATGTCGTGTTCCGTTTGAACAATACCAGAAAACCACTCGTGTTTTGGACGGAGCATTCCTTTCTAAGCTCGCTGAAGAAAAGGTTGTTCTTCCTGATGTAAACAGAGCAACCATTGAAAAGATGAAGCTTAACCCAGAAAAGTATATTGGTGGATATGTCAAGCAGCCTATAGCTGGCTTACACAAGTGGGTTCTGAGCTTTGACGCAACATCGCTTTACCCTTCCATCATGATGGGATGGAATATATCACCAGAAACTAAGATTGGCGTGTTAAGTCAGGATGATGTTAAGCCACTTATGAAGATGATTGCTGGTCACGAAGCAGAAGATAAAGAAACTCGACTGCTAAATCAACCAATCATGCGTTCTGAACTTGCTGCCGTGATGAAAGAAAAGAAGTGGTGTCTTGCAGCCAACGGAGCTATATATCGTAACGATGTTCGTGGTATTATCGCAAGATTCGTCAAAGAGTGGTTCGACAAGCGTAAGGCAGCCAAGAAAAAGATGCTTGCCGCTGAGAAGAATCGCAATAAGGAACAAGCTGAGTATTGGCATGCTATCCAGTTGAACTTTAAGATTCTTATTAACTCGGTTTATGGATATCTTGGAACTCCTTACTCCAGATTCTTCGATTGGGACAACGCGGTTGCTGTAACCATGTCGGCAAGATATGTTACCATGACAACCGAATCATCAATCAAAGGATACTTCAATAGTCCCCGATGGCTCGCTAATAAGAAGTACAAGCCACAGAAGGTCGCTGAAGATGGTATCATATACGCTGATACCGACTCTGTGTATGTTGACTTTGGCAAGATATTCGATTCAATGGGATATGATGCTGAGAGCAAGCCCCAAGAGGCTGTAAAGAATTTCATCATCTATAATACTGAAAAGACCAATGACGAATTCACAGAAGATATTAAACATAGTATTATAAAGAAAGACAATGACACTTCGAAGCAGCTTGTCAAGTTTATTGCAGAAAACAACGCCGAAGAAATAGAGAAGATCGTCCAAAGTGAACGAGAGTCCATAGAAGAAAAATCAGACTCCTTACAAAACTTTGTTGGAAGCATTATCAACAAGGCAATGAAGTCACTCACTATGGGTCACTTCAATTGTCAAGAAAATCTTATATACTTCAAGCGAGAGGCGGTTGCTACAAGAGCTATTTTCCTTGAGCGTAAGAAATATGTTATGTGGGTTCTTAACTCCGAAGGCGTCGAGCTTCCTGAGAAGAAGAGACTCAAGGTTACTGGATTTGACATCGTAAGATCGTCAACTCCATCATTCGTCCGCAATGGATTAAAGCAGATTGTCAAGGATATTCTCGTCAAATTAGATGAGAAGTTTACAATCGAAGAAATTCGCAAGGTTCACGCTGACTTCATGACAGCAGATCCAACAGTAATTGCTTTCCCCCGTGCTGCTAATAATGTTACAAAATACAGGGAAAAGATGATTGAAGATGGTAAGTTCAAGTCAACTCCTATTCAGGTTCGTGCTGCTATAATCTACAATCAGTTACTTAGCGAAAATCCAGATTTAATCCAGCTATATGACAAGATATATGACGGTGATAAGATGATGTTCGTTTATGCCAAACCGAACCATCATTGGAGACATGATGTATTTGGCTGGAAAGACAAGTGGATTAAGGATCGTGGATTTGAAGAATCAATTGATCGTAAGAGACAATTTGAAGTTTCCGTTCAGACCCCGCTCAATAGATTCTTCGAATTGCTAGGATGGCATATGCCAGATTTCGAATGTCATGATATGACGAGTCTATTTGTTTGGTAATCTTATTTATAAATCGTTTGACTTATAACTAAAAAAAAGAATAATATAAGTATAGAAAACAACATAGGAGAAAACAAGATGGCTAAGAAAGATTCGACCCCCAAAGTAACTTCACAAGCTGAAATCAGAAAGAAGTTCCAAAGCTTTATAAAGAGCAACAAGAGTCAAAACGAATATGAAATGTTCAACGAGGCTAAACTGCCAGATGTTGACACTTGGATATCAACTGGATGTTATGCACTCAATAGAATCATGTCAGGATCTTATCGCAAGGCTATAGCTCACTCTCGTATAACAGGATTTATGGGAATGCCAGGAGTTGGTAAGTCGTATATCTGTGGTAATATCATGCGAGAGGCACAGAAGTTAGGATATGGTGTCATTCTCTATGAAACCGAAACTGCTATTGACACTGACTTCTATGCTCGCTTGGGTGTCAATGTTGAATCTATACTATACCAGTCAGCCATGACAATAAATCAGTGGAAGACTGATATAGTCAACCTTCTCACCAAGCTCCATGAAGAAGATCCAGAGCAGAAGTGGCTTGTCGTAACTGACTCGCTTGCTAACCTTCTCACCGAAAAAGAAATTGCCGATACTGAAGAAGGCGGAACCGCACAGGATATGGGACTCCGCGCCAAGCAGTACTCAGCAGCATCAAGAATCCTTCAAAAGACGATTGCCAACTGCAATGCGGCTATGGTAATCACCAATCACTCATATGAAAAGCCGGGTGCCAATCCAAATGTACCACCTGTAGAAGTACCCAAGGGCGGCAATGGATTTATATACATGTGTTCAACACTTGTTGGCATCAAGAAGTATGCTATAAAAGAAGACGCCAAAACCTTGGAAGATAATAAGACATTCAAGGAAAAAGTTGCAAATAGAATCGTATTCGAAACTGTTAAGAACAGATTCGTCCCCGAAGGCATGAAGGCAGAGGCACTCCTTCACTTCAAGCACGGTCTACAGCCATATCACGGTCTTCTTGAAGACGCTCTCCGTTTCGGTTTCTTCGAAAAGTCAGCAAGAGGATTTTTCGTCAAGCACCTTGACAAGAATGTTTTTGCCAAGGATCTATACACTGCTGAAGTGTGGGAACCCATCTTCGATGAGCTTCAGAAGAAAGTAGAGGCAGCCATGGCTTACTCCACCTATGGTGAAGATGGCAATGCAATACTCCCCGATGAATCGGATGCTACAGAAAATAAGTCAGAAGAATAAGAAGATTTGATTAACTGTAGGATCATATTAAAATCACTTAAAAGGAGACATGATGGGAGATAATACTGAGCTTTACATTTTGAAAGCATTGCTATCAGATGTATCTTATTCTGCAAAGTATCTTGATAAAATTGAGCATAAGTTCTTTGAGGAACCTATAGGAAGAGTAATTCATGTTATAGATCGCTTTTATGCAACCTATAACAAGATTCCAACTGTAGATCAAATAACACAAGCACTATTACCAAAATACCTGAAGAATGATATGGAAAGCATAGATGCGTGTATAGATGTCATCCAGCAATGTAGGTCGTTGGATGACGTTAAAGACTTTTCATCGTGGGTTAGCGACGAAACCAAGACTTTCATAAAGCGTAAGAAACTTGAAACCGCGATGGTAGATGCTGTTAATCTTATGGAAAGGGGCAACATGGATGAAGCCGTTGCTCGTGTTATGAAGGTTATGGAAATTAACTTTGATGATAACCTTGGTCTTGATTATTGGGAAGACATGAAGCTTCGTATGGAAGAGATGAGAAATCCCGCTACAGTAATTCCATCTGGTCTTAATAAGTTGGACGAGGCAATAGGTGGCGGCTGGAGAAACAAGTCTCTTATAATATTTGGCGCTGCTACTAATGTTGGTAAAACTCTTATCATGGGAGATTTAACCGCCAAATTGATTGATCGTGGATACAATGGATTATATATTACCCTTGAGATTAACGAACATATACTAGCAAATAGAATAGACGCCAATCTGACTGAAACAAAGATGTCAGAATTGTCAAATGATGTGGACGAGTTATATCGCCGTATATCATCATATAGAAGTCAGAGGGAGGAAGCCCATAAGACAGACCCAACTATCCCTCTGGTGGGTCGGCTACTCATTAAAGAATATGCTCCGGGATATCTTAATGCTACTGGAATATTATCACTTCTTAGGGAGCTTCAACTTAAGAAAAACTTTAAGCCTGACTTCATTGTAGTCGATTATATTGGTCTTATGATACCAAACGGAAAATCGTTTGCGGATAATACCTATGGAAGAATGAAGACCGTATCTGAGGAACTTAGAGCAGTATCTTCATTACATAAGATTCCATTATTTTCTGCGGTTCAGCTTAATAGAGAGGGATACAAAACAAATGACGTTGGTCTAGAAAAAACAAGTGATTCAATGGGAATCCCTATGTCAGCAGACGTTATGATAATGGTCACGAGAGACGCAGAAGGTGATAGCAATAACATAATGAATTGGACGGTTGCCAAGAGTAGATGGTCGCGTAACGGAGCGAAGTTTGCCATTCATGTTGACTATGATTATATGCGCCTTACAGATACTCGTGAGTCACAGCAAGAATCACAGAATAAAGCAACTGTCGATGCTTTGACAGAATATAAGATGCAAAAACAGTCAAAGGGAAATCCATGAAAAACACAAGAAGAGAAACCTATACCTATGAAGAAATAGCTAAGGCGTATAGGGTATCCCCAAACAAAATACATAGCATAGTGAAAACAGCATATAACAAAATGGTTAATCACTGTGTCATCAAATACAATATGAATATATTTGATGCTGTTATGTCTATAAAATCATGGCTTAGAATGTCAGACCGAGAAGCATTTGAAAAACTTAATAAATGTAATAAACTATCTATAAGGAAAGCGGCGATAGACCGCTATGAGAATAAATCAAAGGATTAATATGAACTCAAAAGAATATATAGAAAAAGCAAAGAGAACTGAAGTCGGTGAATACCAGTTCGCCATTCTTAAATCAAAAAACCACTGGGTGCCGCCTAGAATTGAACACGCTGCTATGGGACTTGTTACAGAAGCAGGGGAGTGTATGGATGCTCTCAAGAAGACAAAGATATACGGTAAGCCATTTGATCATGTTAATATGAAGGAAGAAATCGGGGATGTCTTTTGGTATCTTGCTATTATGTGTGATGAGCTTGGTGTCACCTTCGAAGAAATATGGGAAAAGAATATAGCCAAGCTTTCTAAGAGATATCCAGAAAAGTTTACTGAAGAGTTAGCCCTCAACAGGAACCTTGATGTTGAACGCAAGACGCTTGAAGGAGAGGTATAAATATAAAAGGTTGGAGGGCGGTCCTCCATCATAAGTACATAGAAGAATTTTAGAAGTCAAATTAGAATCTTAGTAAGTAACTTAGAGTTTGACTAATAGAAAAAACAAAAGATAATAAAACAAGAAGGAAAAAACTATGAGTAAATTCGCAACAACCACCAAATCACAATTTGAAGAACTTCGTCAGAGGTTCATAGAAAAGAAAGAAGGCGCAAAGAAGCCAGCAGTCGAAGAAAAGAAGTTCGACTACAAATTTCAGCCTGATATAGTAAAGGGCGAAGCGCGTTCGGTATATCAAATAAGAATACTTCCAAATGTTCATGTCAACGACGGCGTTGATGAGCCTTGGGTAGAAAACAGAGTCCACATCTTCAAGCCCAAGGGATCTGAAAAGAATACTTATCAGATTTGCCCGTCCACGCATGATGAAAAGGCTAAGTGTCCAATTTGCGAGCATTCAAAGATGTGGTTCGCCAAGGGCGACAAGACCAGTGAAGATATTGGTCGCACATTCTGGAGAAAGAAGCGTTGGCATGTAAATGTGTATGTCAAGTCAGACCCTCGTAAGGGAGAAGCAAATCAGACCGGAAAGGTTTTGATTTGGGAATTCGGTCCAAAAGTCATGGACAAGCTTTCTGAAGCTCTTACCATGCATAAGATGTTCTTCTGGGATGTCGAGGAAGGATATGACTTTAACCTTGTTATCAAGAAGGTCGGTGGCTTCAATAACTTTGACTCAAGCGATTTTGCTCGCGAAAAGAGCCGTTTAGTTGAAGATGATGAAACCTTGGACGCAATTCACGAAAAGATTTATGATCTTCGCAAGACGGTTCTCGAACAGAAGGTTCGCCCTTACGATGAACTCAAGGCTATCCTCGAAGGAAAGAAGATTGAAGATGTTCGTGCTGGATCTTCTCAGACTCTTTTGCGTGACTCTGATTCTCCACGACAGGTCGAGCGAAAAGTCGAACCAGATGCTTCTTTAGTAGAGGTTGGTGAAGCCCCAGTAAAGCCAGTGTCAAAACCTAAGCCCGCTGGTAAGCCACCTGAAGATGAAATTGATATAGACAAAATCAATTTCGATGATGGCGAACCTCCGTTCTAAAATATAACAGCAGCGGATTTTCGGTTTCCTTTCACCGTTGCTAAAGTTGGGCTGCGTTGGCTCACACCACCTACGGAATCTCCGTGGGTGGTTTTATTTTATGGTATAATTATGAAATGAAAAAAATACTGATAATAACTGGTGGTGCCGGATTCATAGGATTCAATTTTGTAAAACATTTCTTGCCCTTAAGAGGTTATGAAAATGTTATATTTATTGACAAGATGGGATACGCTACTAAAAATAACAAATCCGAGTATTATAGACTTACCGCAACCAGTGAGAAATTTATTAATATTGAAATGAATATTAATAATCTTTACGCATTTCCAATTCCAAACAAAGTTAAAAACTCCGAATTTGATATAGTAAATTTTGCCTCTGAGTCCCATGTGGATAATAGCATATCGTCGCCATACTCTATATATAACGATAACGCATGTATAGTATCCAATCTTATATCATGGGCAGGAAAAGAAAATATAAGTAAATTTGTCCATATAAGTACCGATGAAGTATATGGCGACTTAGACTACAATTTAAAAGATGATTATTCAAAGTGGTTTAAACCAGACTCTCCTTTTTTGCCTAATAACCCATATGCCGCAAGTAAGGCTGCCCAGGATTGTTACCTAAGATCAATGAATCACACTTTTGGTCTTAATGTAGTAACTGTTCGAATGGCTAATCAATTCGGACCTCACCAACATCATGAAAAGATGTTACCAGCAACAATAAAAAGGGCTGTAGGTGGATTGCCTATAAAAATTTACGGCGAAGGAAAAAATATAAGACAATGGACTCCAGTAAGTCAGACGGTCAAGCACATATATAATATTTTAATGGATGATAAAGTTAACAACACAACCATTCATCTAGGCGCATCGCAGTCTCTTTTAACTAACAACGAAGTAGTCGATATGTGGAGAGGAATACTTAAGGACAATCATAACATAGATACCACTGTAGAATATATAGAGGACAGAAAGGGACATGACAAGATGTATGCCATTCAACCGTCTGTCGAATATGTATATGGCAATATAAAAGATGAATTTGTCTCGTCTATTGATTATTATGTAAATTATAAATACCCTGTATAGGGGGAGTTATGTTTAAAGAGATAATTTTAGGCATCGCAATTTTAGCTTTATTTAGTTGCGATGGTGACAGTCGAAAAGACAATAACAATAATGTCTCCCCAGAAAAAACAGTAGCTACCAATGTACCAACACCAGAGAAGACGCAGACTCCGGGTGAGCAAAATATCGAGTCACTTAAAAAGAAGCTAGAAGAATCTGAAAAGAAAGCAGCCGAAGCTGCTGCTAATGGAGCTACCATTGAAAGACTTTCTTCCGAAAAAGAATCTCTCGCTATAAAAGTTCAACTCGCAGAAGCATATTCAAGAGAATGGAAGCAAAATGCAGAATCTTATATGCTACAAAAAGAAGAAAAGGAAAAGGAGCTAAAAGAAGCTAAGCTAGATGCTTGGAAGATAAAGCTCTGGTGGATGGCTGGTATATGTGGGCTTTTAGCTATATTTGCGGGCGGGATTGCCTTTGGATTCCCACTTCTTCGTCCAGTCGCTACAAAGGCATCAATTATTCTCGGAGCTATCGCTGGTATAATGTTGTTTGTAGCCCAGGCTCTCGGAACAATAGCATGGCTTCTTGAACTCGTTCCCTACATCATTGGAATTGCGATGTTAGCAGCAATCATCTATGGTGCGGTAGCTCTCCGCTACTGGTTCAAGGATCATAACAGTCTTAAGCAGACCATTGAGGGAATTGAGCCTATAAAGAAGAATATAAAGGGGTTTGGCGACCATATGTTAAAGTATGTTGATGGCACCATGGTTGACCACGTAAAGAGTTACAAGAAGAAAATAAGAGAAAAAATTGAAAAAGAAGCTTCTTTATTAAAGAAGAAATAATTCATTTCCTCTGTATAATACTACAGAGGCTAAAATGGATAAAACTATCAACTATGAAATAATACAATCATTTTTTGATGGTGGGGTTATTATAAGGTCATTAAAGACATATAACGATTCTCGCGGAATGGTATGCGAAACTTTCAGAACCGACTCTGATATAAACAGCGACTCAAAGATGTGTTACATTAGTGAGACTGAGCCATATATCATGCGTGGACCCCATGAACATGTAGCCCAGCGAGATGAATTTGTTTCTTGGAAGAATCATATGTGTTATATGTTTTATGATACAGCAAGCAAGAAATCTGCTTATTATATGACAGACCCTACTAAGATAATAAATGTCTCTGTTAAGCCAGGAATCCTCCATGCTTATCGCAACCTAGATGATAAGCCATCAGCAACTCTAAACTATCCAACCTCGTTATTTATGGGCGAAGGCAAGAAGGGACAAACAGACGAGATAAGACATGAAAATAGACTCAGCGGTAAGAAAGTATATGTAGTATTGGGAGCTAACGGTAGGTTAGGATCGGCGGTAGCAGAGAAGCTTCTTTTAAACATGGGCGAATATGACTACGAAGTAATTCCTCTTTATCATCGCATTAAGAATTCAACCGAAATAATAAAGATGCTGGATGGAATACAGAAAGCAACTGAACATACCAAGGCGTCCGAGGTTGTTATTATAAACTGCATCGGTGTCACCAATGTCCAAGAAGCATCAAAGAAGGATCCAAATCTTCTTTGGGCTAATTCTGATTTACCTTTCCTCCTTGGTGAATATACGGGTAGCCGTGGAATGAAGCTTGTTCACTTCTCGTCAGATTATATCTACCAAGAACTGAAAGAAGTTTTTAAAGAAGCCCCCAATGTTCATCTTAGTCCATATACTGTATCTAAAAAATTATATGAAGAAATAGTAAACGAATCTCTTAATTCTGGATCTAAGAAACAGAGGCATGTTAAGGTTTTGAGAGTTGCTAATTTGTTTACAAGCGAACTAGATGACGTAAACAACATAATTCAAAAGATAAGCAAAAATGTCAACAAGTTCGGAGAAGTTACTCACGATCCAAGTATATTTGTTGGTCCAACACATGTCAATGTCATAGCCGATTGGCTGTTTGACAATCTTTCTTTCTTACAAGACCTTCCAACCTTTACCAACCTCGTGTCACCGGATGTTTATACGATTAGAGAAATGCTCAATAAATTCTTTTGCCAATACGCTAAGCATGTGGAAAAACCTGGGCAGATAGTTCCTTGGTTCGAAAAGTTTAGATATGCCCCCGAATCTAAAACACTTGCGTCAAGTGAAGAGTATATCATAAACTTAATATCCTCTATTAAAAACAAAACCAATTGATAAACTACAATATGTTGTTAAAATGACTAGCATAGGTGAACCATATGCTACAAGGATCTTTTACAAAAGAACAAGCAGAATCTTTTCTTCAGCCGCTCGAAGATATAATAAGAGTTGGTATAGATAAGATTCTATTTGAAATAAATGATGACAACACAATAAACATAGGAACGCAAACAGGGAATTCTTCCAACTTTGTCATAGTAAATTATAAACAAGACTTATTTAAAGGCTTTCAAAAAGTTGAACAAAAGTTTGTATTTGGTGTAATAAGTCTCCCAGAGCTAATAGGTATTATGAGAATATTCCCCAATGGGTTTAATGTTCGAATGACCGAAGACATGTTTGTGGTGGAAAAGGACACAAATAAGTTTGTTTATTATGGATGTTCCGCTAAAGATACCATGCGTGCCCCATCATCTAAAATAAAGGGAACGACCGAATCTCCGTTAGCATCGTTTGCATGGAATGAAAATATGGGTTCACTCGTCAAAGCCATGAACTTACTCAAAATGGATAATGTAATTCTTAGCGGGGACTCTGCTACCAAGCTCATAAATGTATCTGTAACCAATAAACAATTTCAGAGATATAACAACTTCTCATCAAAGATCGCTGTAGACGAAATGAAGAAGGATTTTAAAGTTCTCTTTGATAAGGAAAAGATACAACCTGTGCTGAATAGTAAGATAAACAACTTCTCTGCAAAGATATTCGAAAAGGGTCTTCTCTTAACAGGTGAAACTGATTTTTATATCATTCAACACGCCGTAACCCCCCTGGTTAAATAAAACAACATTTCCATCCTCTATAGGTATCTTTAGTACCGTAAGCAACTTGTCTGAATGTTGCTCTATGTAAATGATATTTCTTGCAGAAATTTGAGAAGTTATTTACTATCTCCACTTTCCCATTCGGGAAAGTTATTTTATACTTTCTTTTTCCTTTTAGTTTACTATTTTTCTTGGCGGCAATTCTACCCTCATGTTTCAAAATATCTTCATATTTTTTAACCTGAGTTGGTGAAAGTATCTTAATTTTACTAATATTATCTTTTTCTTTAATCTTGAATATCTGTACACCGTTATGAGAAAGTTTCTTCCTATCAACTAACTTTTGAAATGTAACGGGGGATATACTTTCGTTCTTCATCCACTTTATCTTCTCGTCTCCCCCATATATAAATGTCTTTTTACCGTCTTTAACTATTAAATACAAATAACTATTGGGGTTATCCTTACCGTATTTTCCAAACATTGAGTTATTCTTTCCACTACTTCTTATTTTAAATTTTCGTATTATTTCTTCTTTATTTGGGTGGTTTAATATTGTACTACATTTTTCCCCGCCGTCTGTCATGTTAGAAAGAACACCATTAGTGTAAATATTACCAAAAACACTTATTATTTCTCTTTCTATAATCAACGCATCGTTTCTTGAAATATTGGATTTTATAAAAATAATATGAGGTAAAAGGTTACTCTTTAATATTTTCTTGATTATATTCGTTTTATATGGATTTGAAGGAATCATTCTCTTTGACTTTGCTTCGGTTATATGAAAATAATATCTTCTCCCTATCCCAACACCAACATAAAACGGCTTATAGCACATTTTAATACCATTATATGAATAATCTCCGGGCTCAAGTGGATTCAAATAAATGTAAACATAATGTAACATATCTTCAGATCGTTCTTGATTCATTAGGAATTCCTGTTATAATGTATTTATATGCGAGCGATATTATGACTGCTATAAGAATCCCCCTCACAGAGAAATACCGTCCCCAGGAGATTGAAGATGTTGTCGGTGATTGTGATATGCTGGCGAAGTTCAAGGAGTATATTGAAAAGAAAGATCCACCACACCTTCTTTTCGTTGGTTCCCCTGGTATTGGCAAGACAACCTGTGCAAAGATAATAGCCAAGAATGTCACTCAGGAAGTTCTGTTCTTAAACTCTTCTGATAAGAGAGGAATAGATACACTGAGAAACGAAATTATAACATTCTGTTCTATCATGTCATGGGACGATAGCGGAATAAAAATTGTTATTCTTGACGAGGTTGATAACCTAACAAACGACTCTCTTCAGGCTTTACGTGGAGTAATGGAAGAATATATTGAAACAGCAAGATTCTTTTTGACTGGAAATAACTTGGGTAGGATTCCAGACGCCATCAAGTCGCGTTGCCAGAAGTTTGACTTCAATAACATCTCAAAAAATGAAATAGCTAAACGATGCAAGCACATCTTAGATACTGAAGGAATAAAGTGTGTAAACTTCGCCAGGGATGTCAAATACATCATAAATGAATTCTATCCAGACATTCGCCAAATTGTAGGTGCCTTGTCGAAGTTCACGATTGGTGGGGTATTTCAAATCGACCAAAGTAAAACATTCTTCGCTCGTCATGATATGCTTGTTCAGCTTATCAAAGAGAAGAACTGGAGAGATATACGCACAAAGGTTTGCGGCACAGACACTTACGACAATTTATTTAAGGTATTATTTGACAGGGCAGAAGAGATAAGTCCAGAGAAGGTAGAAATTATCATGATACTTGTAGCCGAAGGGATGAAGTCCCAAGCTGCGGTCGCTGACTTCGAGGTAAACTTTATGTCAACGGTGCTAAAGATAATACAGGAGATTTAATTGTTTGACTCGTTTAAGAAATTTTTAGGGTGGAAGAAACCAAAAGAGGAAGAGACATTACCAGAACCAGAAATACCTGATCTTGGCGTTGATATTGGTCTTCCAAAAAAAGCCCAAGCAATTCCTTTACCAGTTATTGCCGACGACTCTTACACAAACAATTTATTGAATAAATCAAAAAATAGTATAAAATATACTAATAACACAGAAAGAGGACTTATGGCAGAGAAATTTTTAGTCGTACTTGACACATCAAACAGACCAGAAGTAACAGATAGAGGTCTTAAGGGAGGGCTAAAGAATTTTTACTTTATAGCCGCCGCAAATCCAGATCAAGCTAAACAAATTGTATTATCAACATTTGCCAGAACCCCGCATATTGTTCAACAGATACAGTACTCGTTAACTGTTACGCCTCTTAGTAGAATAGCACCACATGTCAATGAACAGACACCAGTATGGAGTTATATTCCTCTCCGCAAGGGATCAAAAGCACCTGGGCAACAGTCAACGCCGCCTTCACAGGCGATAAACCCAAACAACACTGATGAAGTTATTCCCATGCAGATACCCCCTGCCCCAATAACACCCCCAACGCAAAACGACACGCCCAAGATGGCTGAGATTCCCCCCGAAGCCCAGGCTAATAACCCAATGGCGGCAATGATGTCACCTACATTGCCAAACGGACAGCCAAACCCAATGTTTGCTATGTTACAGATGTTCCAAGCAGCTATGGCTGGGGGTACAGCGCCAGCCGCACCAACAGTCCCACCAAAATCCATAGTGACAAGGGGCGATCCAGACAATGATCCTGAGTTGGCGGCTAGGCTTGCTGAAGTAAGATCAACCGCTGTTGCCCGTCATGTAAATCACGACCCAAGTGCAATGGACGATGAGTTGTCGCATGCCGAGAGAAAAGCCGCTGCCGAAGTTGAAAACTTTAAGTCGCTTGACAAGTCTGAGCAAGGAGCAAGAGGTCTTACATCCGTTCAGAATGATATAGATCCTGCACTTATGGGTCAGATGACAAAGACTCTTGGTAAGATGGAAGTTGGTCAACCAGAAGATAAGGCACCCACTAAGAAAAGAAAGTAATGACTAAGCATAAGAAAAGAGAAGGACTAAAGAAGAAAGAGACTAAGAGTTATCTATGGGAAATTATAGATGATATCTTAGTTCATAAGACTGGCACGCTACTCGACAACCCCGATTACGAAAAGGGATTTTCACCGTTCATGGCGGTGCGTGTGTTGTCAATGCATCCTTCACTTATCGAATATGCCAACTATATCAATACTCTACATCAAACATTTGGCGGGCATGGTCTTGACAAGAAAAGATTCTATAAGATGCTTGTCAGAATAATACCAGAAACAACCGAAAGAACTTTATACCTAAAATCAGTTAGTCAAGAAGATAAGGATGTTTCATGTGTTATGTCTTACTTCGATTGTAATCAAAGAGAAGCTCTTATGTATATTGACCAGTATGGTGAAAAATGGGTAGATTCCATAAAGAGAACCCAAGGTGGGTTAAGGAAATAATATCATGGATATCGGAATAAAAGTCAAATTATTAAAGCCCTATGGACAGGTATGTGAGACGCTTGAGAGGATGGGCGTTGTAAACAGAAAAGAGAAGGTAATATATCCATCATGTTACTGTCATAAAATTGACGAAGATACTTATAGTATATGCCACTTTAAAGAAATGTTCCTCCTTCAAAACAAACCCAGCACCTTTAACGAAGTTGATAGTTTGAGAAGAGCGACTATAACATATCTTCTTCAGGATTGGGGATTTGTGTCTGCAATAGATGTCGATGAGATATCTAAAATTCTCACCCTAAAAGATAAGATTGATGTTATTCCGCATAGGGATAAGCATCAATATAAAATCATTCATAAATTTAAACAATATTTGACAAATAAGCGACCTGTGCCATAATGGAATTATGAAGCCTCCTTCATACGCAGTTCAAGCCATATTCTATAGAATAGTGCCAGATTGCGAAGTAGTAAAAACATCAAATTCCTTCATACATCGTGGTCGCTGTCCCCTATGCGGCGACTACAAGAAAAGAATGTATATAAAGGAATATAGTGACAGATATCATGTATATTGTCACAACTGTGGATACTCCAATGGGTTCTATCATTTCCTCAAAGATGAGTTCCCCGAGTGTGTAGAATCACTGAAGCAGTATATATTTGACTCCATAAAGTCGGGTGACTTTATGAAGAGGAATACACCTAAAGAACCAGAGATTGACCGAACCGAAGAATTTGACATGAAGCTTCGGTGTTATCTTCAAGACAATGCCTTCCCGTTAAGCAGAAAACAGAAGCACGAATCGAAGGAGGCGTGTCGCCAAAAAGCTATAAAGTATCTTAGTGACCGTAAAATACGAGAGCAGGATTGGTCAGAGTTCTTCTTTATTTTCGAAGGTCAATTGCGTGGTTATATTGGTATACCTATGTGGGACGCAAAGAAAATGAATTTACTTCATATACAGGGAAGACTACTATTCAAATCAAAGACCCAAGAAGACCAAGAGAAATATCTTTTTCTTAAAGATACCGCAGCAGGAATTGAAAATCTTGCCAAGCCAATATTCGGATTATGGCGGGCAGATCCGGAAAAACCAGTATTCATGTCGGAAGGAACTCTAAGTGCCCTTGCATTTGGAAAACAGGGACTTGGCACTGGTGGCGCAAGAATCAGTAAGTTTTATATATCAGGTGTACACAAGAAATTTAAAGATGTTATTTGGTCATTCGATAACTATTGGACCGATAAAACAGGAAGAGAAATGACTGAGAAGCTACTTCATATGGGAGAAAGTTGCTTCGTATTCCCCAAAGGAACTCCATGTAAAGACACTAATGACCTACTTTCACATCTAAATGTCGATGAGATACCAGAAAGTTTCATTAATGAGAATACTTATAACGGAAAATTGGGATACACAAAATTGAAGTTAATGTGATATAATGTAAGCCGAAAGACATAATTATGATAAAACTAGTATGTTTTGATTTAGACGGTGTTCTTGTTGAGTCAAAACAAACACATTATTTGGCTTTAAATTTGGCATTATCAGAAATCGGAGAAAATTATGTTATTTCAGAGTCGGACCACTTAAAGTCATACGACGGACTTCCTACGAAAAAGAAGCTCGAATTACTAAATAAAGAAAAAGGTTTACCAAAGGAAAAATTCAATACCGTATGGAACAGAAAGCAAGAACTTACTAACGATGTTATAAAGCAGAAAGTCAACGAGAATATTGCTATATGTAACCTTTTCAAGAAATTACACGACGACGGTATAAAGATATACGTTTGTTCTAACTCAATAAAACAAACAACAAAAATGTATCTTTTAAGGCTTGGTTTATTAGAATGGGTAGATGACTATATTTCAAATGAAGATGTTAAGTACCCTAAACCCCATCCAGCTATGTATATCAAGGCAATGTTAGATTCTGGGTGTTCCCCATGTGAAACTATGATAGTAGAAGATTCTCATGTTGGTATAACGGCTGCAAATGCCTCAAAAGCCAATGTATGTATTGTTAAAGACACAAATGAAGTAAATATAGAAAATATATACAATCATATAAACAAATATCGGTCTGTATTAAAAACCCCATGGAGAGGAACTAAGATGAACATTCTAATACCAATGGCAGGCGCAGGCAGTCGCTTTACCGCAGCAGGATATACCTTTCCTAAGCCTCTTATAGAAGTAAGAAGCAAGCCAATGATACAAGTGGTTGTTGATAACTTAAATATTGAAGCAAATTTTACTTATGTAGTTAGAAAAGAACACTACGATAAATTTAACTTGAAACATATGTTAAATATAATAACCCCAAATTGCAATATCGTTTGTGTAGATGCATTAACCGAGGGAGCAGCATGCACGACTCTTTTGGCTAAAGAATTCATAAACAACCAAGAGCCATTACTTATAGCCAACTCCGATCAATTTATGGAATGGAATAGCTCAGAGTTTATGTATGTTATGTCTTCTGGAAAATGTGACGGTGGTATATTGACATTTGAAAACACCCATCCAAAGTGGTCTTACGTCAAAATAGATAATGATGGATATGTAACCGAATTAAAAGAAAAGCAAGTCATATCCAATAAGGCAACCGTTGGAGTGTATTATTGGTCTAGAGGAAGTGAATATGTTCGATACGCCGAGCAAATGATCGGTAAGAACATTAGAGTTAATAATGAATTTTATGTTGCTCCTGTTTATAACGAAGCCATAGCCGATGGCAAGAAGATAAAGATATATGATATAGATAAGATGTGGGGAATAGGAACGCCAGAAGATTTAAATTACTTTTTGGAGAACTATAAAGGCAGTATATGACAGAGAGAGTATGTGTTATTTTACTGGCAGCGACCGATGCTCAGAATGTATATTTCTGGAATTCTTACAATGAATGCACGCCAGGAGCGTCTCATGATCTAATTGTTGTACATCGCAATGGAATGTTTCTTCCAAGTAACATCAAAAACAAATTTGGAGAGGTTATATTTTTTAATAAAATAAACCAAAAAGGAGAAGATATACCACACCGAGCATTTGGAGCTTACAGACATTATTTCAATCTGCTCAAAAACAATTACGACTATTTTATATTTGTTTCTGATGATGTTGTTATACGAAGAGATAGTTGGATAAAGAATATATTGCATGATCTTAATATACATGATAAATGTGGATTTGGCGCATCACAAGTATTTAACGGTGGGAAAAGATATCCCCACGAAAGCCACATAAGAGCGCCATTTTGGTTCGCAAAAACACAGTATCTAAACAAAATACATTGGGATTTCTCTAGCGACCATGACGGAGAAATGAAAATAGGAATGCAACTCTATAGTCAGTCAGAGTGCTTTGGGGTCCAAGTTGGAAATAAATTAGATTTGGCATACGATTCAGGCGAATTAAACCACATAACACAGCTTATTGAAAAGGAGTATTTTTCCTCGAAAAATCTAAAAAACAAATTCGCAGATAACGAGATTGATTATTTCAAAGACAAAATAAATTTATTGAATAACGCCGAAATAGTGTCTCCATTTAGTCACATAGGAAAAATGAGAGTATTACATGACATAGAACCATTTGCGGGTTTATTATTTAGAGAATCTGTTGATTTAGCAAAAAGATTTGTTAAAGTAAAAGAAATACTACCAAACACATTCGTAATAGAAAATTAAAATGTGGAATAACATAATATCATTATTAAAAACTCTCGAAAGAGGCATTGAGTTTGGTGGACCAACTGAGTTGTTTTGTAAAAATAACCTATTGCCCCTATATGATTCTTTGGCTAAAATAGATGGAGTAAATAAATTTGATAATAATCCATTCCAGAGAAATCTATGCAATGAATACATTTGCGACGGAATGTTAAAGGGGAAAAATTACGACGGCGATTGTGTAACATTTAAACCCAATGTCAAATATAATTATATTGTTAATGCACATGTTATTGAGCATGTAGCAAACCCCATACAATGTGTAATAAATTGGAAAAACAATGTTTTAGTTAGTAACGGGTATATACTATTTGTTGTCCCTGATAAAAATTTCTGTTTTGATCATAGAAGACCACTGACAAAATATGAACATCTATTATCTGATTACTATAACAAAACGGACGAAAAAGACGAAACACATATAAACGAACAAAAAACACTCCACGATTGGAGTCGTGGCGGAATATCAAATTTTAACGAGTTGTGTGCTAATAACTACTTAACAAGAGTAGTTCACCATCACTGTTTTGATATACAAAATCTTAAACAGATGTTGGAGTTTTGTGAGTTGGGCATAATAGAGTTATATAAAGCCGACGAATTAAACATTGTTTGCCTCTGCAAAGGAAAGTAAAATGAATATTTTTAACTTAAAAAATATGATAAAAGGTTGGTTTGTTGGCGATATAACTCCGGTCGCTTATTCCACACCGTCATGTGAAGTGGCTTTTAAAGAATATAAAAAAGGAGACTACGATAAAAGACACTACCATAAAGTAGCTACCGAGATAACCTTAATTTGCTACGGCAAAGTTAAAATGAACGACCAAATCTACAAAAAAGACGATATTCTTGTTATTCATCCAGATGAAGTTACCGATTTCCTATGTATCGAAGACGCTGCGACAGTTGTAGTAAAAGTCCCAGGAGCTAAAAACGATAAGTACGAAGAATAAAATGAGATTATCCATTCATGTATTGCCATTCAGTAGATTGTATTTTTTATTAAATACAATAAAAGAAATATCAAAAATAAACAATGAATATAAAAATTCATTTCAAGTTGTTATGCATTCTCAAAATGGATTAAATCTTGAGATGCATAAAAATATATTAAAGAGTAATAATATAAATTTTATTGTCTTAAATGAAAACGGATGTGGGGATTATTTACCAAAAATAAAAAATGCGATAAATGTAGAATCTGATTATTCAATGAAAATTGACGAGGATATTTTCATTACTCATTATGTTTTACAATTTATTATGGATAATTTATCGTACTTAGACAAAGAAAATATTTTAGCTTTAACACCTGTTTTATCAACTGGAATACCATCAGTAGAGATGTTTATTGAAGATGTTTTAGATAATACAGAAAAACAAGAAATGTATGATATTTTTAATAATACCAATATACCGAATCTGTGGGGGGCTAGTTACGAAATCTTAAACAAAAGAAAAGAGAAATGGGATTCTGATTACTACTACGGGGAAGTATCTAAAATAAATCATTTTTACAAAGGCATCCACCCCATAAGAGTAAATGAAAATGCTCAAATAAAAATGATGAATTTTATTCAAAACAAAAAAGACAAAATAACAGAAAAACAAGATTACTATATTCAAAACAAAAAAGTACCTTATTTTTGTAATTCGGTTTTTATAATAAAGACTAAAATATGGAGAGATATAATAAACAATTCTTCCCTATATAGAGATCCATTTGATGAAGTTCCTATAAATCTATATAAAGATAAATATAATCTAGATTTGGCTTTTATAAGGAATTCAAATTCGATTCACCCAAGTTACAATACTGTCGGAAATTTTCTTAATATAGCAACCTCATTTTCAAATATTCTCTCTAGATGGGTCTAAAATGAAATTAATATCACATAGAGGAAACATAAATGGAATACATCCCATCTATGAAAACAGACCAGAATACATAAATTCTGCTATTAATAGTGGCTACGATGTCGAAATAGACGTGTGGAGAATTAATGGCGATTTATATCTTGGTCACGATGCCCCAACATATCCGATAAATCAAAATTATCTAATGAACAATAGATTATTATGCCATGCAAAAAATTCAAATTCTTTGAGTTTTATGCTTAAGTTTCGTGAAATACATTGCTTTTGGCATCAAGAAGATACTTATACGCTAACTTCTCGGGCAATACCTGTTGTATACCCGAATTGCGAGCCAATAGAAAATTCTATTGTAATGGTTAGAGAAATACAAACATACTTTGAATTACTTCGTAATGATAGGATATACGGTATATGTTTTGATCAATTTGAGGATTTAGTATGAATTTTTCATTTGGAATAATAACCGCCGGTGGTAACGAAAATAACTTAAATCTTATTATTGATTCTATAGAACATCAAAAAATACCAGAAAATAAGTATGAAATAGTTATTGTCGGTAACTGTCAAATAAATAGAAAAAATACTAAAATAATAAACTTCAATGAAAACATAAAACCCGGATGGATAACACGAAAAAAGAACATAATAACAGAAAATTCAATACACGAGAATATAGTATACCTTCATGATTACATAACATTTTGTGACGGATGGTATAGTGGATATGTTGCTTTTGGAAATAATTTCTTGGCGTGTATGAACAAAATAATATCAATAGACGGAAGCAGATTTAGAGATTGGTCGTTATTTCCATTTGCACACTATGGGTATGTTCATAAAAGAATTGTAGAGTGTGGAGAAAGGTGTTTAATACCGTATAATATGAATCTATCAACATACCAATATTTTTCTGGTTCTTATTTTGTTTGTAAAAAAGATATTATGGAAAAAATAAGGCTAAACGAGGATTTATGTTGGGGGCATGGCGAGGACGTAGAATGGAGTTCGAGGTTTGTACACGACAACAATTATAAATTCAGTATGAATATAAATTCATGTGTTAAATTATTAAAACATAAAAATAGGTCATTTAGTGAGATATCGGAAGAAGATTTATGTAACATACTAAAAAATGGAAAATACCAATGCTAAACATACAAATAAAAGAAGAAGCCAAAATAATATCTAGCAGAAACTCCTATGGCAGTTGTTTTTGGGATTCAATAAGGTCTTCAGTCCTAAGAAAAATAATCAATGAAGATATTAGTGATTTTGCTTCATGGGATGAGATTCACAAAACAATGTATGTATCAAATATACATGGCTATGTTAAGAATGAATATGATTATATAAAAGACAAAGAATATATTAAATTCGTGTCAAGAAACAATTTAAAGCACGAAACCACACATAACGGAGTATGTTCCAATACTATCCATATGTTATACCATATACAAAAATTTACTGATACAACAGGAGTTCATTTAAAGTCACTTAATTCCGTGGTTGAGTTTGGTGGTGGTTTTGGTAACATGTGCAAGGTAATAAAAAACCAAAACAATCAAATAGATTATACAATATTTGACTTTGAGGAATTTAATCTATTACAGAAATATTATTTAAACGAAAATGGTATAACAGATACTAAGTTTTGCAATAATATAGAAAATCTAGAAAATAAACAATACGATCTATTAGTTGCTACATGGTCATTAAGCGAAGCACCGAGGTCTGTCAGGGAAAATTTTCTGCGAAGAGTAAACATATCTAATTTTATTATAGCATACCAGGGATCATTTGAAGGTGTCGATAATAATGATTTCTTTAGTTACATGAGTAACAACATACCAGAAATAAAGTGGCATAAAGTTCCAATTGAGCATATAGGAAACCAAAATTATCTATTCGGAGTCAAGAAATAACCATGAGTTTCAATATAACCGTCTTTAGTAAAGATAGAGCATGCCAGCTAGATCAGCTTCTTAGAACTCTAAAGGAGCATTTCACAAATTACAAAGACAATAAAATAAATGTAATATATAAGTTTAAAAACGACAGGCATAAGTTGGGATATGACAAACTCATTAAGGATTACAATGAAGTAAGCTTCATATGTGAAAACAACTCTGGAAAAAACTTTAAAGAATTGACATTATCTACTATTAACATAGAAAAGGGGTACACTTTTTTCCTCGTGGATGATATTATTGTCAAAGAAAAATTCTCAGAAGACGACACGGAGATTAAATCCTTATCATCTAATAAAGAAATATTATGCGTATCCTTGAGAATGAATGAGGGAATGAGCTACTGTCATCCAGCTAGAATAAAATACAGAAATATACCTAAACTAGAAAATGGAACATGGAGATGGCATGGGTGTGAGGGAGATTGGGGATACCCAATGTCGGTTGATGGTCATATATTTAGGAC